TTTCCTTGACTAATCTGACCAGACCATATAATCTCCTACAAGGGAGAAAAAGTTTATGAGTTATGGAAATGTATTATTTAGCAGATTCAAGTCTAAGATCCAATATTCGCATTATGAGAATGGTGAGAAAACCATTGTAAACGAATCTTGGGTTCCTGACTTCTACATCCCACTAACCAAGAATGGTGAAGATTCTGGTTATACCAATGGTGATGGTGTCCAACTTGAGAGAGTTGTTTGTAAGACATGGGCAAAGAGAAAAAGTAAGTTAGAGTTCTACCGAGAGTGTGGGACCAAGACATATGGATCTGATCTCTCACCCGAGAACAAGTTCATCCTTGAGAAATACCCTCAGCAATTATCACTGGATATTCCAGACCTACGAACTGTGTTTGTGGATATTGAGACTGAGGTTGAGAATGGATTTCCCTATCCCCACATTGCAGATCAAAGGGTAAACCTAATCACGATCTACGATCTACATGGTGACATATTCTACACCCTTGCACTCCCATTCAACAAAGAAGACTATGGGAAGTTCGAGAAGAAATATCAGTATGATCACTTGAAACTGAAATACAAAGAATACAAGGACGAGAATGCTCTCCTACGAGACTTTATCAAGATTATGAACGTCCTTGATCCCGATATTGTGTCTGGTTGGAACTCATCTGGGTTTGATATTCCCTATCTCTACAATCGTATTAACTCTGAACTGGGTGAAAGTTACTTGAAGAAGTTAGCACCATTCGGACAGCACTGGAAACGTGAGAAGGAAGAGAGAAACAACTTCGGTCAAATTGAGACTACATATAGTTACATGTTGGAAGGAATGACCGACATGGATTATCGGTTGGTCTACAAACAGTTTGAGTGGAATGAGAAAGACAGTTACAAACTTGATGATGTTTGTGAGGATGAATTGGGTGAAAAGAAGAAGGAACATCCCGATGGATGTACGTTCCGAGAGTTCTACCGCAAGCACTGGTGTGAGTGGGTTGACTACAACATCCAAGACGTAAACCTACTCAAGTTGCTTGATAGAAAGAAAGGTTACATTCGTCAAGCAGTAACACTATCCTACACCTGTAAGTGTGTATTCAAGGACAATACAGGAACTATCACCAAGCAAGAGACAGCAATCTACGATCACTTGTTCAATACTCGTCAAGAGATCATGGATGATGATTGGGGAAGACAAGAAAGAGTCAAGAGGGACATTCCATCGTTTGATGGTGCTTATGTGAAAGATCCTATCTCTGGTTTGTATCGTTGGGTTATTGACGTTGACATTAAATCACTCTATCCTTCTATCATTATGATGGAGAACATCTCTCCCGAATGTAAGATCATGCAGATCCAAGGGAAAACAATCCTGTGGGATCGTGACGATAGTGAAGAGGTTGACTTTGAGTTGTCCAATGGCACGATGGGTTCTACCTCTGTGAAGAAACTAAAGAAGAAAGTGAGAGATAGTCATTGGCACTTGTCAATGAACAACACTGTGTTCGAACATAAGGAAAAGAAGTTGGGAGTCATTCCAAGCATCCTATCCAATTGGTTCGATGGTAGACAGGAAACAAAGAAACTGTCTGGTAAGTACAAGCACAATTATCTGAACATTCTAAAAGAAGCAGTTGAAGTTGAAGAAGATTTTATGAAAAAGGTATTATGAATAAATCCGACTTACAAGAACATGTGAAGCAAGGCAACCACAAGGTTGTCAAGGAAGCAATTGCAAATGGGGAAGTATTCCACGTTGAGCAAAAGATTGATGGTGTGGCATATCACAAACTTCTAACGAAAGAAGAGAATGATAACTACATTGAGAACACAAGGCAAAGTGAGATCTTCAACAACGTTCAGTTGGCAACTAAGATCCTACTCAACTCCTTGTATGGTGCTGTAGGTTCCAAGTATTGTCGATTCTTTGACATTGATCTTGCCAAGTCAGTTACACTATCTGGTCAAGACATTATCAAAAGCAACAGTGCGTTCGTTGAGGACTACTTACGAAATGGTTTCTTCAAGGAGAAAAGCATCAAGAAGAAATACAACGTGGACCCAACCGAGTTGACATGGGACCGATCCATCAACACTTACATTGACACTGACTCATTGTATCTGTCTTATGATGAACTGATGAACAAACTTGACATTGATCAAGACTTTCAGACACGAAAGAAGTTCACCCAAAACCTAACCACGTTGGTTGTGAAGAAACTTGATACGTTCAATGCTGAACACTCGATAGAACGATACAACTCCGAGAACAAAATCTTTTGGGACTCTGAGTTACTTGCTGACACCGCAATCTTTTGTATCAAGAAGAAATATTGTGCTCATATGATTGAGGAAGATGGTGACCCTTGTGACAAGATGTTGATCAAGGGATTGGAAATCATTCGTTCGTCTACTCCAAAGAAGTGTCGTAAGATCATCAAAGAGGGTGTAGAGTTGATGCTGAAGGGTGTGGAAGAGGATGTGGTGGATGCCTATTGCTTTGACATGTATAGTGAGTTCAAGAAGTGGAGTTACGATGACATTGCACTACCAAAGACTTGTAAGGATATAAAGAAGTGGAAGTGTAAAGAGTTTGAGTTCAAGAAGTCAACACCACAACACTACAAAGGTGCATTGGCATACAATCATCTATTAGAGAAGTTTGGCAACACTGACATTCAACCTATCCAATCGGGTGACAAGGTAAAGATGTTGAAACTTGACAAGAACAATCCCTATCGTATTGACACCATTTGCTACATCGGTGAACTCCCAGAGGAGTTTGGTATTGACGATAGATACATTCTAAAGAAGGAACACTTCAACCTTGGTTTCGTGAATCCTATGAAGTTGTTGTACGAATCACTTAGTTGGAAATTGAAGGATTATACCAATCGTAGACAAACCATTGAGGACTTGTTCGAATGATAGATCTCATACAAGGGGATTGCTTTGATTATATGTCAAAAATGGAAGATAATACAGTTGACTTAATAGTAACTGATCCACCATATTGGCATAAGAAAAGTCCAGGTAAACCATATAAGCATAGAAATATATACAATACCACTTCAAGTTATGCTAATTCTGATTTATTTAGAGTTGATGGTTATCTTTTGACTCAAATAAGTGATTTTGATGGTACACTTGTCAATAAGTTGATGGATGAGTTTAAAAGATTACAAGACAAGATGAATTGCTATATATTTTGTAATGATGTTTTATTGGCATACTATGGTATGTGGGCCGAACAGAATAAAAAGCATTTCTCGGTATTAATATGGGAGAAACCATTATCAATAATAAACAAGAATAGATTTAGTCAACATGTTGAATATATTGTTAGGATATACGATTATGGTACTGGTCTTAATAAGGTAGAAAAAGATATGAGTTTGTATTCTAAAGTAAAAAGATATAATCAAGTTCGAGGTAAAAACAAATTACATCCTACACAAAAACCAGTTGAACTTATAGATGAACTTTTAAAAGTAAGTTCCTCAGAGGAGGCAATAATATTTGATCCGTTTATGGGAAGTGGAACAACAGGTGTGTCGTGTAAGAAACTCAAAAGAAACTTTATTGGTGTTGAATTAGATACTAAGTTTTTCGAGACTGCTGAAAAAAGAATAAGTAAGCAAAGGTCCAATAAGAAGATCGGAAAATCAGTTGAAGATTTGTTTGAATAATTCCTTTGACTAATCTTATTCCATCGTATAATGGATGAATGGAAAAGAAAAGTGATATACTCGTAATAGATTCACATAGTGGTGCACATCACTATAATCATGGGAACTTGCACTGGTTGAACGCAAAGAGAATTGCTGACAACCTCCAAGCAGATTTCATTTGGGATTACACTGGAGTGAATGATAGTATCCAGAGTGACTACAAGACCATCATCATGGTTCATTGTTCTGGATATGCAAAGTTGGCAACTGAGTGGATCACTAACTCTCCCAACGCAAAAATATTCTACATTTCTAACGAGTACAATTTAGGTGAACCTCTATATCTATGGTCCACGATCAAGTCTGGAAATGTAAAGGATTACGAGGTCATTGCAAATCATCCTGCTGAAGCATCCAAGATCACCAAACTATATGTGTCCAAGTGGCACAATGTAAACCTCAATGCTCTATGTATGGGTTCATCCCCGAAGAAAAGTTCCACATTGGATCTGTTTGAGGATGATGGTGAGGATGACAAACTTCCCTTTGCCATTTACTATGGATCATACAGGAAAGGTCGAGAGAAATACTTCAAGAAATATCTCATAGATAGTCCAGTCATTCTATCAACACAGAAAAAGAACATTGAGAAGTTCCAAGAGATCGGAGTAAACTCTCGCATCATCGGTAGGATGAATTGGAATACTGGAGCATTGTCAAATTACTCTGCTTCCTTATATATTGAGGACGAGAAGACACACAAACATTACAACCATCTTGCAAACCGTTTTTATGAGGCATTGAAGAATGAGACTATACCATTATTTGATAAGACCTGTCGTGGTTCGATTGAGAAATCTGGTTATAACGTGCCAGATGATTTTTATGTTGATGGTCCTGCTGATATTCTGGAGAGAATAGGAAAGTTGGAACAACTACCAGAGTGGACTACACAGGCAAAGCAAGAGAAGTTAGACGTTTTAGAGAAGATCAAGGAAATTGTATCTTGATTGATCGTGTAAAATATCCAGAAGCAACTATTTCCGATGAAGAGTATTCTGTAATATCAACTACTTTTGATAATCATATAGTTGAAGGGTTGCCAATATTTGATCCGAAGGATTGGAAGGATATTAACAGTAAGTATGATAAGGAAACTATACGACAAGCACTGATCATTTACATTATAGAAAACGAATGCCCTTTCCCTTACAAGAATATTGTTCATGGTGAAGTTGTAAGGTTATTCAATAGGTTGAGGGAGAAGAGTCCATTTGATTTTATAAAGAAAGTAGAAGAGAAGAAGATAGGAACTATTGAATCCAGAGCACTGTGTAAGTATGAGGATGATATGGAATTGTTCACTAAAGATGGTGAATACATCATAAACTCAAGACACCAATACAATCGTGGCAGTGACTTCTTTCAACAAGAAAATAGGTATGCCTGTGGTACTTGGGCAAAGAAAGCACCGATTGACGCATGGAAGGATTGGAAGGGTTTAAAGTCCATCCTTGGACCTCTATGGAGAATGGATAAAAGCAAACTCAACAAGGACAAATACATATCTGGTATTCGTTTGGGGTTATACAATGCTACCCAATTCAAACCTCCAGTTGCAAAAACAATGTATGATCTGTTTAATTGTGATGTTGTATTTGATATTAGTTGTGGTTGGGGAGATCGTTTGTTTGGTTTCTATGTCAGCAATGCTAGTGAATACTATGGTTGTGATCCTAATCCAGATACGTATGAGAAATACAAAGAACAATGTAAAGTATATCAAAAGATACTTGGTGATGATTATGAAATGATCGAGGGTGATGATAACTTCACTGTTATTGGTAAGGAGAAGAAAGTGAGGATATGGAATCTTCCTGCTGAGGATCTTGATTACTCTCTATTGCCAGAGTTGGATATGGTGTTCAGTAGTCCACCTTATTTCGCAACTGAGAAGTATGCAGAGGACAACAAGGAGACTCAATCATGGTTTAGATACGAAGCACATGACTCATGGCAAAACGATTTCTTGTATAATGTTATGGATAAGTGTTGGACACGTTTGAAAGACGATGGTATAATGGCAATCAATATTATTGATGGAAGTATCAAAGGTGAGAGACAAGATATTTGCAAACAAATGATTGATAAATACAAGGGACAATACAGAACGCAGATGGGCATGGTAATGTCTCAAAGACCCAATGCTGTATTACAAAGATATGTTGATAAAATTGAAGGTGAGAGTAATGAAGAATATACTGCCAGAGTTGCGGTGTTTGAAAAAGAGGTGACAGGAGAATTGCCTTACATTGAACCAATCTATTTGTTTTCTAATAAAGAAATCAAGATAAGAGAGCAAAGGCAAAGTATTGAGGATCTGTTTGAATGAGTGACTATGCCACTAGTGGTGAACTGATTGACTATGTTGAGGTGAGACAATGTGTACCACCACCAACTAAAAGCAATGGAAATTATTACATCGTTTGTGAGTTTGAAGAAGACACTCACAATATGGGGATGCGTGAAACGTGTCTTGCTATGAAAAGAATCCCCGATGAACATGTTGAGTATATCAAGAAAATGGTTATAAAGAAAACATTGACTTTGTAAAAATAAGTTTATAATTGGTAAAACATTAAAGGAGTAAATTATTATGAGTGACCTAATGAAAGATTTTATGTCTATCTCAAAGGCAGTAGACAAGAAGATTACAACTTATGGATCGTCATTGCAGGATAGTTTCGTAAGTAATATTGGAGAATGGATCGACACTGGTTCGTATTCTCTGAACAGACTTATCAGTGGCAATATTTACAATGGTGTCCCTCAAGGAAGATTAGTTGCATTAGCAGGACCATCTGGAGTGGGAAAATCATTTACAGTTGGTCGTATTATTTCGAGTGCTCAAGAAATGGGTTACTTCGTGCTTTTCTACGATTCGGAAAATGCTATTAGTGCTGAGTTTATGGAGAATCTTGGGTGTGATCCCTCACAGATTGCTTACTTCCCAGTAACAACATATCAAGAACTAAGGAACCACGCAATGAACACCATTGATAAGTTCAAGGAGAAACATCCAGATCAAAAGATCATGATTGTTCTTGACTCATTTGGTAATCTATCATCTGAAAAAGAAATGAGTGACGTTGAAGCAAAGAAGACTAATGCTGATATGGGAGAACGTGCCAAAGCAGGTGGTCAAATGCTAACACAAATGACTAAGTTCTGTGGAAAGCAAAGCATTCCTTTCCTATTCACCGCACACTCTTACAAGGACACAGCAAGTGCTCCTAACCCTATGTATGCCAAGACAATCATGAGTGGTGGTCAAAGAGCAACTTATATGGCAAGTGCAGTTATAATGCTGAATAAGAAGGAAGACAAGGAAGGAGAGGGATCTGGAAAAGAAACAGTTGGTAATATCATTACAGCAAAGTCTGAAAAGAATCGTTTGTGTAAAGATAAGAAGGCAGTTAAGTTTTATGTTTCATATACTTCTGGACCCAACAAGTATTATGGTCTTGAGGATGATTGTGTAGAGGCAGGATTATTTGAAAAGATTGATTCCAAGAACTTCATGGTAAAACATTTGAACAAGAAGGTAAGGATCAACAAACTATTCAACAGTAAAGTATTTACACCCGAACTACTGGATGAATTGAATGAGTTCTGTGTGAAGAAATACAGGTATGTCAAGATAGACATGAGTAAATCTGAAGAAGAACTGACAGACGAATTAGAAAACATTTGATTTTTCTTTTGACTAATCTGAAAACTGATTATACTATACAAAACAACTTTTATACTAGGAGATAATTATGTATAAAGCAACCCTAGAGCAAGCACAGGTATTCATCAATGCCCTGCAAACTCGTCCCTATAAGGATGTGTTTCAACTTGTTGATGCAATTGTTAAATCACAGAAAGATGGGGAAGGGAACTTTCTCTTTACTGTTGAGTTGGTTCAAGCACTACAAGGATACTTGTCAAATCTTCCATTTGCTGAAGTTCATGAAGTCATTCAATTGACAGGACAACTTCAACAAGTAGAGGTTCCTCAAGCAGAGGCACAAGAGGGATTTACTGAAGAAACAGTAGCACCTCAAACCGAGGGATAAGTTGTTAGAAGACATTCAAGACTTTATCCTAAAGGGATTGTTTGAAGATCGTGAGTATTTTCGTAATGTCGTAGCAAATCTTCATAGTAACCACTTTGATGATGGTAGGTCAGAACTCGTAACAATGGTGAAAAACTATTTTGCCAAGTATGATTCTGTTCCTACCTACGATGTTATTGCAAACACTTTGAAGAAAGCAAGAGAGAAGTTTAGTCCAGAACAATTCGAGTTGATTGTTCGCAACCTAAAGCATTGTAAGTCGTTGAAGATGGCAGATGATGCTTGGTTGTTGGACGAGACTAAAACATTCGTCAAGAATAAGTCAGTGGAAGAATTATTGTTTACTGGTTATGACTTATTGGAGAACAACGAGAAAGGTGAAACCATAGAATCCTTGTATAAGGATATGGTTGATCTTGTTGGAATGTCTTGGGATGAGGACTTGGGTATTGAATACGATGATCAACTCCAATTTGATGAGGTTTATGATCAGTTGGAGAATGTGAGTAAAAGGATACCAACAGGTATTAGGTCACTTGATGATGCAATCGAAGGTGGTGTTGAAACCAATACTTCAGCATTATATGTGGCATGTGGAGCAGCGGGAGCAGGTAAGTCACTATTCCTTCAGAATATTGCTGTGAATGCAGTGAAGGCAGGAAGGAATGTGGTATATCTTACGTTTGAACTTGCTGAGAACCAGATCAGAAAGAGGATGGACTCAACTTTCAGTGGTATGGATATTACTAAAATGATTAAGATGAGACATAAAGTAAAAGAAACCATCAAGAGTATGTATGACGATGGGACTGTTGGTAAAATGTTTATTAAGGAATATCCCACTGGAACTTGTACGGCATTTGACATTGAGAATTATCTCAACAAGTTGAAGTTGCAAAAAGACTTCGTTCCCGATATTGTCATGGTTGACTATTTGGGAATTATGCGTCCAATGGTGACTCTAACAAAAGGATCTAACTCGTATGAAAGGACTAAGATCGTTTGTGAAGAGTTGCGTTCATTGAGTGGCAAACTCAAGATTCCATTCTTTTCTGCTTCACAGTTGAATCGTGATGGTACAGGAAAGGATTCAGTAGGTATGGACAACATTGCCGATTCAATGGGCATTGCTCATACTGCTGACCTTGTATTGGCACTAACCCAACCAGACGAATTGAAAGAAGATGACAAGATCCGTTTTGAAATATTGAAATCACGTATATCCAAGACGGGTGACGTAGGTATATTCTCAATTGACTACACCACATTGAAAATTATCAATGATGAAGATGGTGAGGAGAAACGTGAAGAACATTTGAAGGAAATCTTACATTCTCAAAAAGAGAAAAAGAAAATCAAAGGAAGTGGAATAAAATGAGTAGACAATTTGATGATGCAGTATTCCTTTCCATGGAAAGAGAAAACGAAGAACAACGAGAACTCATTGCTAAGAAGTTTAGCAAGTTACTTGATGGTAGGTCACTTGAAGAGGGAGTTGCTAATGATATATTCTATCAGATGATGCAAGAATACCCCAAGAAACTATTCGAGATCGTTTATGTAATGTCCGAGGAATCTGATCACAAGGTCGAGAAGATCTTCAAGTATCTTGATCAAGACAACAAGGGTAAACTGAAAAGTTACGCAATGAACTTCTACAATACTACTTACTATGAGAAGAAAGAGATAGAGAAGAAACGTAAGAAGATGGAAAAGAAAGGTAAGAAGTTTGACATGCGAAAAAACATTGAGGACTTGTTTGAGTGACCGCAAAGGAAAAGAGAGTCTGTTTGAAGTTATATAACTCATACCTAAAGCATAGTGCTATATTACAGCACAGAGGTTACAGGATGGTAAAGGACTTTGAGAAAGTCACAAAGAATACCAAACAGTTCAAATTGTTCTATGCTCTAACATACAAGTGTATGGGAACTGGCATCACTACTGATGCACTAATAGAAGACTTTATGAATAAAGCAAGGATGTATTCCAGAGATGATTTCTATCCAATCACTTTCGTAGGTGACTTTGAAGAGATCATCAAAATGGAATATAGCATGGAAGTAACCATAGAGCAGATCTATGATAAGGTAAAGAAGTCAACCAAGTATTTGAAAAAGATTAGAGATGAAGAAGAGATTAAGATTAGTGAAATGATTAAAGGGGGCAAACCCCCACTTATAATGAAGTTCTGGAAGAAGGGTGAAGTGGACATATATACTATGTTGGCACTTATAGATTATCAAGAGATAAAGTCAACAAGTTGGTATAAAATATTCTGTGGTAACCGACAACCAGAAATCAATCAAGCAGTAACGACTATCAATCAAGATAGTAACATCAAAGAATTAGTAAAGAAACTTTTGAAAAGTTCTTGACTATAGTTTTTTTAGTATATAATGAAATTGTTCGTTATACCATAGGAGATAAAAAATATGGGTAAGTATGTGAAGAAAGACCTCAAGAAACTTCTGTCTAAGTTGAAGTCAGATAGTGAAGGTGGAGGCAAGAAAGAGAAAGGACCAAGTAATTATTGGAAACCTGCTCTTGCTAAAGATGAAGAAAAGAGTGAGTTCCTAGTTCGTATCATGCCAAACAAGGATACAGATTTTCCTTGGATCGACTTGAAGACGCACATGTTCAAGTTCCCTAACACACAGTATGTTTCAATCAACTGCCCACAAAGGCACAAGATTGAGGATAAGAAAACTGGCAAAGTTGCCAAGTGCCCTATCTGCTCAGTGGTGAACGAGATTTATGATTCAGAAGACACTCGTAAGATCAAAACGATTGCTTCAGATCGTAGAGCAAAACCCAGATATATCTGTAATGTTCTTGTGTTGAAAGACCCAAGAGATGGTGGTGCAAACGAAGGTAAGATCTTTCAATGGTCCTTTGGAAAGCAAGTATATGAGATTATGCTTGATAACATGGAAGAAGAAGACTATTACTTCTTTGATCCCGAAGAAGGTGCTGATCTCAAGATCAAGATGAACTGGACTGGAACTGGAGACAACAAGTACCCAGAATACACCAAGTCTCGTTTCGTGAACGATAATTCAGTTATCACTATTGATGGTGAGGAATTGGACGAAGAAAAACTTGATGAGTTGGTTGAGAAGACCTTTGAACTCCACAAGGAACATCTTGCTGAAGAAAAGTTCTTTTCAGTTGAGAAGATCGAAGCAATCTATGCTAACCAAGGATTCAAGGATCTTGATTTTCGGGAAGAGGACGAAGTTGCTCCAACGAAAAAGAAACCTGCTCCAGAGGTTGACGAAGATGAGGATGAGGACGATGAACCTACTCCTCCTCCTAAGAAAACCAAGAAGTCAAAACCAAAGGTTGAAGAACCAGAGGAAGATGACGAAGAAGATCCCATCCCAGATGATGACGATGATTCTGATGATGACCTTGACGATATTCTGAACGGATTGTAGGAGATAAACAATGATCGGTAAGATTAAAATTGAAAACGTAGATTCCATTCTTGATCCTCTCAGTGCTATTGAGAGGGTCTTGAATGACGGTAACGATGGTGCTCATATTGTATATGAGTTCGAAGATGATGCAGTATTCGTGGCAGCTAGGGATATTGCAGGTAACAACTTTGCCATCTATGAACTTGAGGTGAATGAAGTATTCGAGGACTACAAGAAACCCGATTGTGAGATTGGTGTTTGGGATGTGGTTGACTTCACTAACAAGTTGGACCTTCTTGAAGAAGACTTTGAACTAACACATGATGGTAAAAGTCTCTTTGAAGCAAAGAGTGAGAATGATAATCTTCAGTTCTATGGGTGTGATCCCAGTGAGGTGAAGAAGGGTAAACGAAAGTTGAAGACCGATGCGTTGGATCTTGGAGTAACCTTTGTCATGAACACTATTGTTCCTAAGATCAAAAATGCTATTCGTTCATATGCAGGTCAAGATAATCTGATCTTCGAAGGAAGCAAAGATGATCAAGAAGTGGTTGTTTCTATCTGTGGAGATATTCGTAACTCCAATTCATATAAGACAACCATCAAGAACATGCCAGTGGAAACTGACTTCAAACTTGAGTTTTCTAAGAGTGAGATCAATAAGGTTCTCTCTTGTAATGATGAGTTTGATGTGTCATTCTACACTGGTCCCAAGGACATTGCAGAGTTTTCCTATGCTAAGGACAACTATACAATGAAGTTTTTCGTTTCTCCTAACGACAAAAATGATTAATTGTTGACTAATTTGGGGTGGGGTTATACTAATCTCACCCCATTTTTTAAGAGGTAAAAATGAGTGTAGACGTTCGTAAGAGACTTTGGGTTGAGAAATACAAACCAGAAACTATTGAAGATGTGATTCTGCCCAAACACTACAAGGACAAGTTTATTCAGTTTATCACTGAGAAGGATTGTCCTAACATGATACTGACTGGAGATCCTGGAGGTGGCAAGACAACTTGTGCCAAAATGATTGCAGAGGCAATTACAGAGGATTGGTTGTTTATGAATGCGTCCTCAGAAACGTCCATAGACAGTGTTAGAAACAAGATCCAACCATTCTGTCGTGCCATGTCGGTAGATGACAGTGGATTGAAGATTGTAGTGCTTGATGAGGTCGATGGTGCGTCCACAAACTTCCAACATGCACTGAAGGAAAACATTGAGAAGTTCTATGGGTCAACCAGATTCATTATGACTTCCAACAATCCACACAACATTGACCCTGCCATCCATTCACGTTGTCAGAAATATGAGTTCGGTGAAGTGGACAAGAAGGTTCTTGCAAAACGACTGTATGAGATTCTAAAGACTGAAGGTGTGAAGTTCGATGGTGAGAACCTAAAGAACATCATCAAAAGTATCGGAGGAGACATTCGTAAATGTTTGGTTGAGTTACAGAAGTTGACAGTGGATGGTGTTCTTACACCTTTCGTATCATCCGATGTGAAGCATATCAAGATCATGGAATTGCTCAAGCAGAAAGAATTGAATGGTATTCGCAAGTATATCAGTGAAGAGGGAGTAAATTACGATGGTATATTGAAGTATATGTTGGATCATGCACAGGAACTTGGTGACGAGTGGCCAAGTGTTATGATTGACATTTCCGATGTTGCATATCGTATCAAGGTCGGAGTTGACGAGGATATTGCCTTTTCAGCAGGACTAATAAACATAATGGAGAAGATCTGATGGGTTTGACAGAAGAAGACAAGAAGATTGCTGATGAATATCGTGCACTGACTGAGGAGCAGAAGGATGCCTATCTTGATAAGAATGGTGTTGTGATCCTTGGAGAGGTTGAGAACGAAGATGGTTCAGTCAATTGGCAGATGGATATTAGTGACGAGTATCAAAAGGTCATGGAACAATATCGTGAAGCACAAGGACTAGCAACCATTGACGAGGCATTCACTCTATTGCTTACTAGTTGGATGGAAGCAGAAGCACAGGATCAAGATGCCAGTAAAACCGAATAGAAAGGGAGTTCCCAAGAAGAAGAAAGGACCAGTGAAGACCAACTGGTTGTTCGACTTTCTGAAGGATATTACTTACGATAAGAAGAATGTACTTGCTCCTCATAACGAGGGGCAGTACAGTAAGTTTATGATTACTAAGTTCTTGAGTTGTAAGACTAAGTATCTTGATCTATGTGACATTCTCAACGAGCACCAACAACGATGGGACAATTATCAGTTCCACAAGTTCTGCCTTGAGGTATTCCCAAAGAGTAAAGTGTTCTTCAAGTATGGTGACATAAAGGGAAAGTTTGCTATTTCAGAACATTCTGAGGAAGTAAAAATCATTGGAGATTACTTTAAGATTGCACCATTACAGGCACTAGATTACTATCGTTTGGATGGTGATGAATTGGTAAAAGATATTCAACGACTTTACGGCAAAATCCCCTAATAGTTATTTCCGAATCCTATAAATATATTTGTAGTTTATATGTTTATGGGATTCGCAAATGAGTGTTATTGATGAGATTGGAATTGAGGTAAAGTTACTTAAAAACTTTCCCGTAGTAAGAGAAACCCTAGAGAGAATGGGGTTCAAGGATGAGAAAAAGAAAATATTCTTTCCTAGTTGCTACTGTATTGAGACTGAAGACGAAGACGTTTTCAAAGTTGTCCACTTCAAAGAATTGTTTCTATTAGAAGGGAAACATTCTACATATGGTCAACTTGATGAACTACGAAGGAACACTATTGTATATCTCCTAGTGAAGTGGGGTATTGTTGAAACTAATGACGAAATAGAGTCAATCCTACAAGACAAGATCCATATTCTTGCTCATGGAGAGAAAAATGACTATAGAATTAAGCACAAGTTCATCAAGACACGCAAATTGAATGGCAAAATGATATAAATATCATTGAATCATCTTAGGAACCATAGGCAATGGCAATCAGAGTAAATACTAAATCAAAAGGTTACAACACCGACAACGAGATCAAATTGTTTGTCAACCCAAATGATGGGTATGGTGAAGCACAGATCAATGTTGATGGTAGTACAGATAATATTGATCTAAAGATCCAAGCAAAAGGTTCTGGTAATGTTGTAATATCCAACATATACGTTCCTGGACTAAGTGGAACTATTGAAGACAAGATTAGTGCTATTGAGAGCGTTCTTGCATCCGTAGGTGTAAGTGGAACCAATATTGATGCTACATCACTTGCTACTGATGTTGTTACCCTTGGAAATGAACTTGATGATGCTGAAGCAGACATTGTTTCTCTTCAAACCCAAGTTGATACCCTGTCAGGTGCAAGTGCTGTTTATAATGGTGGTACAGTGACAGGTGAAATCATTGCAACCGCAGATAAGAACAAGATCAAATCAGTCTTCAAAGTAAAGACTACTTCAACTTGGGGACCAACAACATACGAGGGACTACCTCTATATTCATCATTCAAAGGTATGTCAGCATTCGTTGAAGCAACTGGCAAGTATTATTATGCAGGTGATGAAGGTTGGGTTCCCCTTCAAGCAGAGAATGTATATAAGACTGTATATTTGAGTGATGATTACATTGAACATGCTCACTATGCTTCAATCACTCCAGAGCAAGCATCTGACCTTCTATATGGCAGAGTAAATTATGTCGATACTAAGTCAAGTCTATCTTGTTCTTCTCAAGCACATACTCACCTTGTAACTTGGACAAAAGATGGTGATGGAGAGATCGTTGCTCGTATCCTTGCAGGTAACCACGAAGTAACCCCACACATCCTATCAATTGAAAATGGTTATCACCTTCTCGTTGAAGCACTGAAAGATGGTGTTGATGAGAATAGTGTTTTCCAAACATGTACTTTGACAACTGTTGAGAAGGTATCTGGTTCTTTCATCGAAGGTCAAGAGGTCGAGCATAAACACAAAGCAACCATTACTGTAAAACAAGCACTTGAATTGTTCAAAAGACAAAGAGAGTTTATCGAAACAGACGACCTTATTCAAACCACTTCCACTACAAGTTACTTCAACAAGCAAGATGTTGACTTTGTTGATGGTGAACCTAAATATGGTATCCATAGACATTATGTTACTTGGAAATACGAAGCAGGGCAAAGTGGTATCATTAGACAACAACACCTTGGTCAGTATTCTAATGGTGAAGAATCTTCTGATGAATTGCACAATGTTGATCAATACTATCACTTTGGTTATATTCGTCCTTGTACTGTCTCAACAAATAGTCCAGAAGAAGGTGACAATGTTCACATTCATGAAGTATCCTTTACTAAAAGTATCCTAAATGATATTTACACTTCACTAGAAGCAACAAAGTTCAACAAAACAGGTGGTATTGTTCATGGACGAGTTGGTATTCGTGATGGATTCACTTATATTGATGCTGAACCTATCTCTGGTGGTGGTTATGAGATGGTACTTGGTACTAACTCTACTATTACTACAAATACTGCACCAAGTGGAGCATTGGACGAGAAACCATACTGGCAACACGAAGATAATCACGCATTGAAGATTGGAAACACCTATGTTTCGGTAATGAATGACAGAGACTTTGGTATTGGAGAGTTTACTCATAGTCAATCTCCATCCGCAGACTTTCACCTCTATCGACCTAATACTGATGCAACTGCTAGAGTAGAAACTGAAAATGGATGGCAACCAACAGTTGAGATATGTGCAACAACTAATGATTCAACTTCTGGTTCGGATTATGGTGGAAGGTTCTTGATCAACAATAGTCGATCACCTGCATACCCATTGAGAAACATTGGAGAGGTGATCATTGATAGTAAGTCCGATGAGGGTATTTCACTAGCACAAGGTGGCAACGTTGGTCTAAGACTGACTAATACTGGGGATGTTGAGGTAAGAGGAAATCTTGTTGTATTCGGAGATTCAATCTTCGCACAAGAGTCTGAAGTTTATTTCTCTGACAATATCATCGAACTCAATAGTATTTCTGGTTCTGCAAATGTAACAGGTCTTAGTCTCCGAGTTGGTTTCAAATTCAAAAGAGGACCATCACTCCCAGACTATGAGTTGATATGGAATGAGCAAAGTCAATTGTTGGAAGGTGGATTGGCAGGTAGTCTCCAAGGGTTTCCAACGCATAATGGCATCATAGAAGGTGGTGCTGTCATAATGGGTAGTGGTGGACTGAGTGGTGCACCAGGTGCTAATACTAGCACATACGAGAATGATTACACTGCACTAGGTTTCACGCATAGTGGTGGACTTATTGTAAACCCAAACAGTAGTAGTGTTGCTATTAATCTAAGAAATCAAAATACACTAGGGTCTGAAAAAAGAATTATCGGTCTTGCTGATCCAATTGACGAACATGATGCGTTGAATAAACAATACTTTGATGCTCAAGTCAATAATTCCTTCTCTCTCCTAGAACATCACGACATTAATGGTCTTGGTGATGATGACCATACTCAATACCTAACCAGAGATCCTCGTTATGGACTGAACCCAGGAGATACATCTAGAAAATTTGAAAACATCTATGAGTATGATGATGATTACAACTTCACTGATGATCGTCAAATTCCTGATAAGAGATATGTTGATATAGCAAAACAAGATCTAACTGATGATCTAACTGATGCTTTCGATACTCACACTATCAATGATGCTGATATAAATGGATTGTCAATACACTACAGAGTGGATCAGATTGATCACCAAGTAATTCCAAACTCTGGAACCAATACTCACGCACAAATTGATTCGCATATTGCTAACACAAGTAATCCTCATAGTGTAACCACCCTACAAATTGGTGCAATGCCATTGACTGGAGGTACATTCACTGGACCAGTGATTTATGATGCAAGTGCTCAAGCAACATTCAATGGTGTGGCAGAATTCACTAGTGTTGCAAACTTCGTAAATGCTAATGCTTCTCTCACTCCTACTCTTGATGGTCACTTGACTAGAAAGGATTATGTAGACACCACAGTTTCCGATGCTATCTCTGCACTATCTATTGATCAATACATACTTGTGAATGGAACAAGGGCATTTACTGGTGCTGTTGAGGGTATAGCACCATCACTAAATTCTCACTTGACAACTAAAACATACGTAGACACCACAGTTTCCGATGCTATTTCTGCTCTAACCACTAATCATGGTGATCTGGAACCTACGAGTCTACTTGATGATGATCATCCTCAATATTCTCTTGCAGATGGTACTAGATCATTTACTAATGCGGTTGTGGGAGTAAACCCATTTTTAGGTTCTCACCTAACAACTAAAACATACGTAGACGCTGCCGTTGCAGGAGCAACTGGTGGGGGTGTTAATGGTGCAGGAACTCTATGGCAACAAAACGCAACCCAAATAGGAGTCACTGACGAGTGGCAATTTGTAGGAAATACTTACATATATGGTTCTCAAGGTCTTATCGTGTATGCAGATGGTGTCAAACTTGTCAAAGGGTCAGACTATGTTGAGGATGTTGTAGGTTCTACTGCAACAGTTGGAGATACTATAGACAATGTGACATTGATCAATGAATTTGTAGGTTGGGTTGGAGAACTCAATGCTGTTAATACTGGAGGAGGGTTTGCATATCACGATGATTTCAGTGACGATGATCACCTTCAATATCCTCTTATTGATGGAACTAGAGTTTTCACTGGTCCTATTGGAGGTCAAACACCAGTCGCCACGAACCATTTAGCAACTAAAGGTTATGTTGATGGTTTCTTGAACTCTACAGGTGATACTGCAACAGGAGACTTAGTTATTGATGGTACTACTTTAACTATAAACAGTGATTCAAGACTTCGTTTCTTAGATGGTGGAAGTTCTGAGGATTATAGTATTGATCTAAATGGAACAACTCTTGCTATCAACAGTGGACCATCTACACCTATCTTGAATATTTCATCAACTGGTATTTCATTCAATGGTAATAAGACTATCTCTAATGTTGCTGATGGTGTATCTACAAATGACGCAATAAACCTTGGTCAACTTAATCAATTGGAGACAGATCTAACATCAAACAATGATCTTCACACAAACTTCCTTAATGATGACCATACTCAATACATTCTAGCAAATGGTTCCAGAGACTTCTCTGCCACTGTTAGTTATGCAGGAGGGGTTACTCCTACTCTCGCAAACCATCTAACAGACAAAGAATATGTTGATGATGAGATAGCAGTAGTAACAAGTGCTCTAGAAAATAGTTCTAACACTGTAAGATT